TTGATGCCTGCTGAGCAGTTTGTACAGCCAGAAATCCCTGCCCCAGTAGTAGAAGAGCCAGCTCCAGCACCAGCTGAAGAAACAGCTCCAGTTGAAGAAGCAGATCAAACTGAAGAAACCCCAGTACAGGAGTAAGCAATGGCTGAAAAATGGATACAAAAAGCAATTTCCAAACCCGGTGCGTTGCGTAAGTCGCTAGGCGTTAAATCTGGTGAAAAGATTCCGTCCAGCAAATTAGCTGCAGCTGCAAAAAAACCCGGCAAGATGGGTAAGCGGGCTAGGCTGGCGGAAACCTTAAAGGGTTTAAAGAAATGAAAAAACACATTGTCAAAGCCCTTAAGTGGGCGCTTAATAAGTTTGATGATAAGCCTGCACTAGTCGCAGCTTGGCCTTTCCCTGTAGAATCAAAAAATGAAGAAAAACAGGTAAAAGCCCGTCCTCAAATAAAGAAAGCTACTACACGCACTGTTGCTAAAAAGACAACTAAGGCTAAAAAGAAATGAGTACTACTGGCACAACGCTATTTAATTTAAACATGGGTGACCTCATAGAGGAAGCCTTTGAGCGTTGCGGCCAACAGCTACGTACTGGTTATGACTTCCGCACTGCTGCACGTAGTGTTAATTTGATGACTATCGAATGGGCCAATAGAGGTATTAATCTCTGGACTATCGAACAAGGTCAGATTCCAATTAACATTAACGGCGGTCAGATTAGCTACCCAATTCCCGTTGATACCATAGATTTATACGATCACGTCATTCGAACAGGCCAAGGTCAAAATCAGATCGACATTAATATCAACCGTATCTCCGGGGATACCTATTTGACCATTCCTAATAAAAATGCGTATGGTCGCCCTATTCAAATCTGGATTGATAGACAGTCTGGTAATGTAGACTCCACCGCAACGACTACACTCTCACAAGCCGCTGGTGCGTCGGATACTACTTTATATGTAACTTCAACCCAGAACCTGCGTAGCCAAGGATATATTAATATCGACGGCGAGACTATTTTGTATCAGAATATTGGTACGGCTAATGGTGGCAACGCTAACCAGTTATTAAATTGCTATCGTGGTCAAAACGGTACAACTGCCGCATCTCATTTATCTGGGGCTAGTGTCTATAATAATTTCTTGCCTAACGTCAACATTTGGCCTACTGGTCAGCCCGGCACACAATATACGCTGGTATATTGGCGTCTACGTAGAATACAAGATGCTGGCACTGGTGTTAGCACCGAAGATATTCCATTCCGATTTATCCCAGCTATGGCAGCTGGCTTAGCATTCTATATCTCTCAAAAACTACCTAATATGGACATGACTCGTGTGCCGTTCTTAAAGACTGAGTATGAGCAACAGTTCCAGTTAGCTGCTGATGAAGATAGAGAAAAAGCTCCAGCCCGTTGGGTACCTCGGAATATGTTCTATTATAGGTAATCATGCCAAATAGATTTGCTTCTGGCAAATATGCCATCTCGCAATGCGACCGTTGTAACTTTAGGTATCCCCTGAAGGAACTTCGCATTCAAACTTTAAAAACTAAGCCATACCGAGTAAAAGTATGCAAGACCTGTTGGGATCCTGACCATCCTCAGTTACAATTGGGTATGTATCCGGTCAATGATCCACAGGCAGTACGGGAGCCACGTCCAGATACAAGTTACTATGCGTCAGGTAATACTGGGTTATATACCAACCCTAATGCCAGCAATAATATCAATAATGCTGGTTATCCAACGGACGGTAGCAGGGAATTTCAGTGGGCTTGGAATCCCGTGGGTGGAGCCAATTATTTTGACCGTTATTTAACGCCAAATAGTTTGATTCCGGTAATCACAATTGGTACAGTAACAGTAGTAACAACTTAGGAGTATTAAAATGGCAAAACATGACGATATGGCTGAAGACAAAAAGCTAATCAAAAAAGCATTTAAAATGCACGATACACAAGAGCATAAAGGTGGCAAAGGTACTAACTTGTCCAAGCTCAAAAAAGGCGGAGTAACAGGCAAAGAAATGCGTGCTGTTGGTCGCAACATGGCTCGTGCAATGAATCAAAAGTCTAGCTCAAGAGGTCGCTAATATGGCAACTCAAATTAAACCCACTAGCAAAAACAGTTCGCCTATGCGCACTGGGCATGCAAAAAACAATGGTCCTGCAGAGCAATACCAAAAAAACGGTACTGGTGTTGCCGCAGAGCGTAAAGCTACAGGCCATGATATGAAAGATCCTAATACGATGAGAGCTGATGAATTGGTTCCCGGTGGTCCAGCTATGACTGTATCTATTGGCAATAAAACTCGTGGTCCTAAAACCGATGGTATCGAGATGCGTGGCGCTGGCGCTGCTACTAAAGGACGTATGTCCAGAGGTCCAATGGCATGAACGAATTTACTCTGACACTAACCAAAAATGAGATTGACGGCGTTATTGCCGGTCTTGGTGAGTTGCCGACTAAAACCAATGCTTTTATGTTGTTGATGAAGATCCAATCTCAAATAGAAGTGCAAATGCAAGAAAACAAAGATACTCCTGCTGAAGGTCAATAATGAATTATGAGCAACTGTACAACTCGATTCAAGCGTATGCTGAAAATACGGAGCAGTTGTTCGTAGCTAATATTCCTACGTTTGTAATAGAAGCAGAAACCCGCATTTATAACTCGGTAAATTTAGCCCCATTACGCAAAAACGTTACCGGTAATCTATCAGCAAACAATAGATATCTGGCATTGCCACTAGATTGGTTGGCTAATTATTCGCTTTCGGTTATAGATTCATCTGGGAATTATAATTATCTGCTTAATAAAGACGTCAGTTTTATGCGTCAAGCCTATCCTAATCCTTCAGTTACGGGTTTACCCCAATATTATGGATTATTTGGCTCACAATTAAACAACGTTAATGAGTTAACTTATATTGTTGCACCTACACCTGACCAGAGCTACACGGTAGAAATGCACTATTTCTATTACCCACCTACTATTGTGCAGGGTCAAATATCGCTTTTGGGCGCAGTTACGGGGGGTGCAGGATATACCAATGGTATATACCAAAACGTTTCACTAACTGGCGGCTCAGGTGCTAATGCAGTTGCGGATATCGTGGTTTCTGGTGGCACAGTAACATCTTGTACCCTGACATTTGGCGGTAATTTTTATGTTGTAGGTGACGTTTTATCCTCTAGCTCTATTGGCTCTACAGGGTCTGGATTTAGCATTCCTGTAACTGGAGTGTCCAATTCCTCTGGTACAAGCTGGCTTGGTGATAACTACGACCCCGTTCTATTTTATGGAGCTATGCGTGAAGCCATGCTGTTTATGAAGCAGGAACAAGATTTGGTATCCTATTACGAGAATAAGTATCAAGAAGCATTACAAGAGCTTAGACGCCTTGCTGACGGCCTTGACCGTGGCGACTTCTACAGAGATGGGGCTACTAAACTTAATGTTAACCTTAAGGGTAATGCATGATTGTTCAAGGCTCTACCACCTCATTTGCTCAAAATCTCCTAAATGGTAACGAAAACTTTACCAGCGGGACTTATTACATTGCTCTTTATAACGGCAACGCCAATTTAAATAATACAACTACAGCCTATACCTCAGTAAATGAGGTCACTGGAACCGGCTATACGGCTGGTGGAATTCCTTTGGTTATTACCGTTACCCCAACTGTGGATAACACCAATAATTTGGCTTATATCTCGTTTGCTAATGCTGTTTGGTCCCCAGCATCATTTACTGCTAGGGGTGCGTTAGTATATAATTTCAATACAAAAGCAGCGTGTTTTGTGTTAAATTTTGGGTCAGACAAGACCTGTAATAGTAGTTTTACTGTGCAGTTCCCGGCAGCGACTAGTACGTCTGCTATTTTATCAATTGGTAGTTACACAAGCGCTACCGTCATTAGTTCTGGAGATTAGTATGTTTAAAGAATTAGCAAGTACCGGTGATAGCGCAATCGCTACGCTGCAGGCTAAAGCCAATGCGGGTGAAACCGTTGGCGTTGAAGGTTTTTATAAAGTAGAATGCCGTGATTCAGAAGGCAATCTAAAGTGGACTGAAGAGTTCCCAAATCTAGTTAATGCTGTTGGTAAGCAGTTAATGCTCAACACATTGTTAAAAGGTTCTAGCTATAGCGTAACTGGCCCATACTTAGGTTTGATTGGTACAACTAGCCCAACATTTAACGTTGAAGACACAATGACCAGCCACTCTGGTTGGACTGAGTTTATTAACTACACAGTCGGCGGTTCTGCAGTTCGTGGTACAGCCGTATTTGCTACAGCTACAGATAACGCAGTTGCTTCTCCATCAAACGTGGTTACATCATCTGCAACAGCAATTACCTACACAATCACCGGTTCTGGTGGTAACGTAACAGGCTGCTTCTTGGTAACAGGTTCTGGTGCTTCTTCTACTCAGTCTAATACTGGTGGTACTTTGTATAGCGCTGGTGCGTTTGGTTCTGCTAAGACTACTTCAGCTGGAGACACTGTGAGTGTCACCTACAGTACCACCGCCACTTCTTAACCTTTGATTTTAAAAGGTTTTTTGTGTTTTATACATATAGCCATGCTACCCCTGAAGGTCGTATCTTTTACATAGGTAAAGGACAGGGGAAGCGTGCGCATCAATTAAAGTATAGAAACGATAAGTGGAAAAAAATTGTTGCAAAATACGGATCTCCTATAGTTCAAATATTAGCGCATTGGAAAACTGAGGCAGAAGCTTTGGACCACGAAATACTTTTAATTGATTGCTTTCGTGATATGGGTTACAACCTTGCAAATTTAACAGATGGTGGCGAAGGAACTTCTGGCTATAAACATACCCCAGAACAAATCGAAAAAAACCGTCAAGCTAAACTAGGCAGTATTCCATGGAACAAAGGAACTCCATCTGGATTAAAACATTCTGATGAGTTTAAGCAAAAGATTAGCAACCTGCATAAAGGCAATAAATGGCGCCAAGGATTACCTACTTCTACCAAACAAAAAGCTTCTGCTAGCAAATTGTTTAAGGGCAATAACCA